CAGTACGATGAGAAGCGCGGCAGTGCCGCCGCGCGCGGCTACACGGGCGACTGGCGCGTCTTCTCGCGCGCTTGGCTAATTAGCCATCCGTGGTGCGGCATGCGCGCGGACGGCCGCCTGCACGGCGAGCATAGCCACTGCGCCCGCCTCGGCCAGCGAACGCGGGCAACAATCACGGACCACATTCAGGCCTTGAAGCACGGAGGCGCGCACTGCGACCCGGAAAATAGTCAATCGTTGTGCCAGCCCTGCAACGCGCGAAAGGCCATTAACGAGGAGGGCGGGTTTGGCCGAGTACTCGGCGATCGGGCGCGCGCGGACGGCGCGAGGTCCGCGCGAGTTCGCCGGAGACCGAGCGGAGGCCTGGGGGGGAGGGTCAATCGCTAGCGTGGCGGCGAAAACGACCGGCCTGGGCCTTTCCTCGCATGGCCGCGAAATTCGCGCAGGGGGGGTCAGCGGATCGGGCGGCCGGCTTTCGGCCTTCGCCGAGGGTTATCAGACCGATTATCGAATAGGAATTCGAGGATGACGAATGACGTTCTGTCCCTGCGGCCGGAATTGACCGCCCTGCCCTCGCGCATGACCGCGTTGCCGATCGATCGCCGCGGCTATCCGGTTCCGTGGTTCGTGACCTGGATTGACGGCGCGCCGGAATTCCGCGCCACCGACGCGACCAAATTTCAGCAGGCCTTGCTCGAGCGCCGGTGTTGGGTCTGCGGCGATTATCTCGGCGTCTATAAGACCTTCGTCCTCGGTCCCATGTGCACCGTCACGCGCACGACTAGCGAACCGGCGTGCCATCTCGAGTGCGCCGAGTGGTCGGCGCGCAACTGCCCGTTCCTCGTGCGCCCGCACATGGTGCGGCGCGAGGATGAATTCACGCGAACCTGCGATATGCGCGGTCGCATGGTGCTGCGGAACCCTGGCGTCACGGCGCTCTGGACGACGCGATCGTTTTCGCTCTTTCATGACGAGAACCGCCGCGTGCTGATCACGGTCGGCGACCCGAGTCGGCCGGTCGCGTGGTACTGCGCCGCGCGCGCCGCGACGCGCGACGAAGTGCTCGGGTCGATCCGATCGGGACTGCCGGCGCTCGAGGCGACGTGCGAGACCGAGGCGACCGCCGATGCACGCGCCGCGGCGCGCGCCGCCCTCACCGCCTCACTCGCCGCGGCGCAGCTGTATCTGCCCGCCGTGTAAAGGAACGAGGGAACCATGCGACAGAAACCGTTCGCGCCGCGCGGCTCGTTCCTGCGTGAGGCACCGCCGGCCTCGCGACCGCGGTGCACCTGCCGGCGCCTGCGCCGCGGCTGGCTGCGCACGCATTGTCCGATTCACGGCGCGCCGCCCGACGAAGTGCTCAGCGTGGAGGCCGCGCGGGCGTTGCTCGAGATGCCACCGCTCGAGGAGGACTGACCCGATGCCGCGATCGCCTGCCACGCTCTCCGTCAAAGACCTCGTCGCCGACGCCCACAACCGGCGCACGCATCCGACGCGCAACGTCGAGATGATTGCGACCGCCCTGCGCACGGTGGGCGCCGCGCGCAGCATCGTCATCGATGAGGACAACGCGGTCCTCGCCGGCAATGGCGTGCTGCTCGGCGCGACCGGCGCCGGCCTGGACAAGGTGCAAGTCGTCGAGGGCGCCGCCGACACCATCATCGCCGTGCGCCGGCGCGGCCTCACCGACGAGCAGAAACGCGAGCTCGCCATCTACGACAACCGCACCGGCGAGCTCGCCGAGTGGAACGCCGAAGTCCTCGGTGCCGACCTGCGCGACGGCCTCGACCTGAGCGCGTTCTTCACCGATGAGGAGCTGCTCGAATTGTTCCCGGCCGAGGCGCCGGCCGAGGCGCGCGTCTCGCTCGCCGATCGCTTCGGCGTGCCGCCGTTCTCGGTTCTCGACGCGCGCCAGGGGTACTGGCAGGACCGCAAGCGCGCCTGGCTGGCGCTCGGGATCGAGAGCGAGTTGGGCCGCGGCACCGCCGCGAAACTGGGCGAGAACCACCACGGCTATCGCGATCGGAAGCGGAAGGCGACGGCCTGCCCGGGCGGCGCGCCGCTGCCCGGCGTGCGTGGACCGCGCAAGGCCTACACGCCGGCGAAGGCCGCGCGCCTGCGCGTCCTGAAAGGTGGCAAGGATGGCAAACGCGCGCGCGCGGTGTGAGGAGTGCGGCCAAACGTCGGCCGCGCATACACGAGACGACATCGGGACGTGCGCCAAGTTTCAACCGCCGCGCCGCGCGCCTGATGTTGCCCGGGCGCCGGCGCTCATCGAGCACGAGGGCTTCGTGGTCGTTCGCGACGACCTGTTCCCGGGCGGCACGAAGGCGCGCGTCCTGCCGGCGCTGTTCGAGGCCGCCGTGCCCGAATACGTCTACGCCTCGCCGGCGCAAGGGTACGCGCAGGTCGCGCTCGCCTATGCGGCGCGGGCCGCGGGCAAGCGCGCAACGGTTTTTGTTGCGCAGCGGCAGACGTACCACCCGCGCACGGCCGAGGCCGCGGCCGCCGGCGCGCGCATCGTGCCGGTGCCCGCCGGCTACCTGACCGTCGTCACCGCCCGGGCGCGCGCGTACTGCGCCGTGGCCGGCGCGACGCTGCTCCCCTTCGGCCTCGACACCGAGGCGATGCGCGCGGGCCTCTGCGACCTGGCGCGCGGCCTGCCGGTGCGCCCGCGCGAGGTCTGGACCGTCGCCGGCAGCGGCACCCTGACGCGCGCCTTGCAGGAGGCGTGGCCGCGCGCCGCCTTCTATGCCGTACAGATCGGCGCGCGGCCTGAGGTTGGCCGGGCGCACCTGTACCACGCGCCGGAGGCCTTCGCGCACGAGGCCGAGGCGCCGCCGCCGTTTCCGAGCTGCGGCAACTACGACGCGAAGGCTTGGCGCTTCCTCCGCGCCCACGCATCGCCGGGCGCCCTGTTTTGGAATGTGGCCGCGTGATGGAACCTTCCACACGATGGCGCCGCTCATGGCGCGCGGACGCCGCCGCGGCGCAACTGGCCGATCGGCACTACAACCGCCAGAATCCCGGCGCGCCGCAGTTCGTACCGCCCGGCCGGTGCGTCGTCCTCGCCGTCGATCGCGCCGTGTGGGTCACATCGTGGCCGTTCCCCGAATACGTGCAGCACGCCTGGCCGGGCGCGTGGGGTGAATTCGTTGTTTCGCAACGAGGGCGCCGGGCTCTCGAGCGACCTGATACGCCAAGCAGTGGCCGTCACGCGGGCGGTCTGGCCGGCGCCGCCGCTCGGCATTGTGACGTTCGTCGCGACGCGAGCAAGGTGCGCCGGAAACGCGACCCGGGCCGCTCTTATCGCCGCGCCGGCTGGCGGCACGTCGGATTCACCGCCGCCGGCCTCTACGTCTTTCAGCAGCTGCCGGCCGAGATGCCGGCGCCGGATTACTCGGTGACTGCGCCGCTGCTCGAGGCCGCCGGATGACCCGACAAACCGCGCACTTCGCCACCGCGCGAGCCACGCCGCGCTCGTGCCCAGTCTGTTGTCGGCTTCTCGACGCGTACACCAGCGTCTCGGTTGATCCGGCGAATCCGCGCCCGACCCTGAAGATCGGCAGCCTCACGCAGTGCGCCTACTGCGGAACCTTGCTGATCGTCACGACGATCGGGTTTCGGATTCCCGATTCTGTGGACCTCGATCGCCTCGATCCCACCTTGCGCGCGTTAGTCAACGAGGTAATGACGCGCGGCGGTCGGGGAAGCACTAGAGGGTGACATGGCGAAGGCGAAGGCACCGAAGGCGAAGGCGCCGAAGACCTACGACGCGGCCGAAGGCTGGAAGCCGACCGGCCTCACCTTCGCGGCCGGCACGCCGCGGCGCGACGAGGTCTCGCTCAAGTTGCAGGAGCAGTCCTCCGGCACGTCGGTCTTCGATCCGGTCCTCTGCGAACTCATCTATCGCTGGTTCTGCCCGCCGGGCGGCCTGGTGCTCGACCCGTTCGCCGGCGGCTCGGTGCGCGGCATCGTGGCGTCGAAACTCGGCCGCCGGTATCTCGGCCTCGACCTGCGCGCGGAGCAGGTCGCCGCCAATGAGGCGCAGGCGACCCGCCTCTGCGACGCGCCGCGGCCGCGGTGGCTCTGCGGCGACTCGCGCGTGATCGCCACGCTCGCCAAAGGCACCGCCGCCGACCTCGTGTTCTCCTGCCCGCCGTACGGCGACCTCGAAGTCTATTCAGACCACCCGGCCGACCTGAGCACGCTGGAGTACGGCGCGTTCCTGAAGGCGTACCGCGCGATCGTGGCGGCGACCCTCGGCCTGCTGAAGGCCGATCGCTTTGCCTGTTTCGTCGTCGGCGACCTGCGCGATCGGCAGGGCTTTTACCGGCGGTTCGTCTCCGATACGGAGCAGGCCTTCGCCGAGGGCGGCGCCCGCCTCTACAACGAAGCGATTCTCGTCACCGCGGTCGGCTCGCTGCCGATTCGCGTCGCGCGCCAGTTCGAGCTCGCGCGCAAGTTGGGCAAGACGCACCAGAATGTGCTCGTCTTCTGCAAGGGCGACCCGCGGAAGGCGACGCAGGCGGTCGGGCCGGTGGAGTTCGGGACGGCGATGGCCGAGGCGCCGGCGGGCGCGACGGAGTTGCCGGCGGGCGACGGGCCGGAGGCACCGTGAAAAGCCGCGCGCACATTCTCGGTGCGGCGGCGCGCCTCGTGCGCGAGATCGAGCTAGACCTCGCGACGATCGAGCACTGGAACAGCGTCCGGCCGGAGACACCGTTCGACATCGAAGAGTACGACCCGGGCGGTGTTTATCGCACCTTCGTCGCGCGGTGGCGTCGTATCTTGGCCACCGATCGCGGGCAGGGACCGATCGGCGAGGTCGAATAGATGCGCGCGCGTCTACCGAAAACCAAGACCGAGTGGGCGGAGGCCGCCGCCTGCGCCGAGGCCTGTTTGCGACTCGAGGCCGCGCGGCTCTATGGGCTCCTCACCGGCGGGCCGACGATCAATGTGGCGCGCTGCGAGCGCGTGCTGGCGGGCGCCAAGCGCCGCGGCGTCATCCTCACGGCGGCCGAGGTCGATCGCGCGGTGGACCTCCTGCTGCGCGAACTCTCGCACCGCCCGCCGGAGGCACCGTGAACACGGCCGACCCCACCGACCCCACGTACTACCTGTTCACCCTCCGCGCGCGAACGGTGATCTGTTGCCTGCTCTGCGGCCGCCTCAGCGAACTGCCGGGCGACGTGGCCAACCGCTATTGCTCGTGTTGCCATCTGTTCCACGAGGCGATCGCCGAAGGCCGCCGCCTCCTCGCCGCCGGCGGCACGCATGAATGCCACGAGTGGCGCACCTGGCACCGCGAGTGCGCGCTCTGCGGCGCGCCGGTCGCGGCCGGGCCGGGCGAGGCGCGCGGGCAGGCGTGACACGCGATGCGTGGGCGCAAGCCGAAACCGACCGCCCGCAAGCGGCTCGAGGGCAACCCGGGCAAGCGTCCGCTCAATCGCGCCGAGCCGCAGCATCCCGACCCGGTGCCGGAGGCCTTCGACACGCCGCCTGATGAACTGAGCGGGCACGCGCGCGCCGAGGCCGAGTGGCGTCGCCTCGCGCCCGTGCTGCGGCAGGCGAAGCAAGTCACCGACGCCGATCGCTCGGCGCTCATCGCGCTCTGTCTGGAGTGGGACCGCTACCTGGAGGCGACCGCGCGCGTCGGGCGCACCGGCATGGTCGTCCGCACGCCGAGTGGCTATCCAATGCCAAACCCGTATATTTCGATTGCCACGAAGGCGCTGAACGGCTGCAACAAACTCTGGCCGGAACTCGGCCTCACGCCCTCGTCGCGATCGCGCGTGAAGACCGACGGCGGGCCGCCGGCCGACGCGTGGAGCGAATTCGATGAGCCGCCGCGACGCCTTTGACCTCGCGATGACCACCGAGACCTGCTCGTGGTGGGAGCGGGCCTGGCATCGGCGCGCCCGCGCGCACGATTTAGACGTGACGTGGCGCGCGCTCTACGCGCGGGCCGAGACGATCGAAACCGCGCGCGTGGCGTGGGAAGTGTTCGTCGAGCGCCCGGGTCAATGGCACTGGCGGTGTCCCTGCGGGCGCCCGTTCCGCCTGCTGTTTCAACCGATCATCATTCCGGTCGACACCGCGGCCGGCGGGCCGGAACCATGACCGACCGCCTCGGCGTCCTGAAACACGGCCGCGGCTATGACCTCGTCATCAATCGGGAGACCGGGCGCCTCGTGCTCGGCCTCCGCTGCCACACCTGCGCGCGCGTTTCGTACGATCCGAAGGACATCGAGGAGCGGTACTGCCGCCACTGCCAGACCTTCCACGAGGCCGCGGCGCCGCCCGGCGAGTAATGGAGAACATCGACGCGTACGCGCGCGCCGTCGTCGCGCGCCGGATTCCGGCCGGCACCTATCATCGGCTCGCCTGCGCGCGCCATCTCGGCGATCGCCGGCGCGAGGGCACGCGCGCCTTCCCGTACCGCTTCGACACGGCGACGGCCGATCGCTTCATCCGGTTCGCGCACACCCTGCGACACTACAAAGGCGAGTGGGCCGGGCGGCATATCCGGCTCGAGGTCTGGCAGCAGTTCCGGCTCGGCTCGATCTTCGGGTGGGTACACAAAGACACCGGCCTGCGCCGGTTCCGGACCGCCTATAACGAGATCCCGCGCAAGCAGGGCAAGTCGCTCGAGGCCGCGATCGTCGCCCTGTATGTGACGTTCTTCGATGGCGAGGCGGGCGCCGAGGGCTACACGATCGCGACCAAACGCGATCAAGCGAAGATCGTGTGGAACGATTGCAAGCGCCTGGTGCTCTCCTCCGGCCTGCGGCATCGCGTGACGGTGCTCTCGGCCAACCTGCACCGGGAGGACCGCGCGCAAAAGCTCGAACCGCTCGGCGCCGATCGGGACTCCACCGATGGCCTGAACCCGAGCCTCATCATCGTCGACGAATTCCACGCGCAGAAGTCCCGCGGGCTGATCGACGTGATGGAAACGGCGACCGGCGCGCGATCGCAACCGCTGAATTTTCAGATCACGACCGCCGGCGACAACCCGTTCTCGCCCTGCGGCGACCAGCATGATTACGCCTGCAAGATTCTCGACG